TGGATTTAACAGTACATTGAAGAAAGATAAGGAAATTTAAATGGACCCTATTACGATTACGCTTTTGATGGGTATTCTTATTGGAGAAGTTATAGTGCTTTAATACAGGCCAGTCTCTTATGAAGGCTTCTTAGCCTGAACTGGCCCTTATAGCGAGAAAAGAATAATGGCATTAACAGATAGACGTAGAAAAGTTATTGATGCTTACATGAAATGTTTTAACAAGAAGCAAGCTATGCTTGAGGCTGGCTATTCAGAGAGCATGGCTACTACGTCTGCTAATACTATTTTCAGTGATCCTGCCGTACAGGCAGAGATACAGCGTAGACAGAACCTAGCGACTCACAGGTCTGATATTACGTTGGATTGGATTATAGAAAGATTAAAGGACATAGCTGATGCTAATGTGGGGGACATGATTGATGTCTACTCAGATGGCACTGCTAGCATTAATCTTTTAAAGATGACCCCGGAGCTACGTAGAGCGATTACGAAGTTCTCTGTAGATAGCTATACGGAAGGCCGGGGCAAGAACGCTCAAGAAGTTAAAAGAGTAAAGGTAGATGTTGCCGATAAGCTTCGTGCATTAGAGCTTCTTGTTCGTCACTTAGGGCTCTCTAAGGAAAAGGTTTCTCTCGAACTCAGTGGCGAGGCGAGCTTGATTGAGCAGCTACACAGAGGGCGCTCACAAGCGGGATTGGACGGTGGGGACAGTTTAGAGAAGAAGCCAGTTAAGGACGTAGAATAGTGGTAACAATAGATGCTGAACTTACTAAAGATATTTCCAAGTTCTACGCTGATCCATTGGGATATGTTATGTATGTATTTCCTTGGGGTAGCGATCCTTCTATTCAGATGGTCAAGTTAGACTCTCCGTGGAAAGAACGTTTTAATTGTGAATATGGACCGGACAGTTGGGCTTGTGAGTTTCTAGACGATCTGGGTAAAGAGATAAGGGAACGTAACTTCGATGGGAAACATGCCGTTAGGCCTATTAAGTTCTCTACAGCTTCGGGGCACGGTATTGGTAAGTCGGCATTGGTTGCATGGTTAATTAAGTTCATCTTGGATACCCGTCCCTTTGCTAAGGGTGTTATTACTGCTAACACTTCAGAGCAGTTACGTACTAAGACTTGGGCAGAAGTAGGTAAATGGAATAGGCTCTCTCTCACTTCGCATCTATACGACTACTCGAGCGGTAAGGGTAGTATGTCGCTCTCACGTAAAGGCTTTAAAGAGTTTTGGAGAGCAGACGCCTTAACGTGCCGAGAAGAGAATGCAGAAGCCTTCCAGGGACTACACGCCGCTAACTCAACACCGTTCTTTATCTTCGATGAAGCTTCGGGCATTCCTGATAAGATTTGGGATGCGAGGGCAGGTGGTTTAACTGACGGAGAGCCGATGTCTTTTGACTTCGGCAACCCCACTCGAAATATAGGAATGTTCTATGAGAACTGTGTTGGAAAATATAAAGAACGCTATCTGGTCCGCAGTATTGACAGTAGAAATGTACAGATTACGCATAAGCCCCTATTTGAAGAATGGAAAGCAGATCGCGGAGAAGATAGCGACTTTTTTAAAGTTAAAGTAAGAGGCATCTTTCCTTCACAAAGCAGTGTTCAGTTTATTAGTAGGGATGTAGTTGACCACGCTGTATTGCGTAACCTCCCCACCTTAGCAAGTAAAGAGCCGCTTATTATCGGCGTAGACGTAGCAAGGTTTGGTGATGACAATACGGTGATTTATCCTAGAGTTGGTTATGATGCTAGAAGCTTCCCCTTTAGGAGTTATAACGGATTAGATACCAATCAAGTAGTCCAACAGGTTATTAATGTCATTAATGACTTCAGAAATATCGGAAAAAATTATTCAGCTTTATTTGTCGATGTTGGTTATAATCCAGGGGTTCTCGATAATCTTAGGCAGCTTGGTTATAATCCTATTGCTGTAGACTTCGGTAGCAGCGCCTCCGACCGTAACTATAGGTTTCGCGGGGACGAGATATGGGGGAGGATGCGGGACGGACTAAAGCATCTTTGCATCCCCGATAATGAAACGCTTATTGCACAGCTTACGCAAAGAGAATATGGTTTTACTGTTACTGGTAAGATTAATCTAGAGAGTAAAAAAGATATTAAGAAGCGCGGTGGTGATAGTCCTGATGTGGCTGATGCGCTGGCGCTTACCTTTGCTTCAGAGATTTCACGGTTTGATATAATGCACACCCCTTCACCGCTTTCATATAAAATTGACTACGATCCATTGGAGAACAAAGTCTAATGAGTATTTTTTCAGCCCCATCAATGCCAGCGCCTCCTCCGCCTCCTCCTCCCCCACCCCCTCCTCCTACACCAGTTGATCCTGGTGTTCGGGCTGTTCGAGAGAATATTAGGCGCAGGGCTGCGGTGTCTGGCGGCCGCGCTAGCACTACAGCGACTTCGCCGCAGGGCCTTTCTTCCGAAGCCCTCACTACTAAGAAATACTTACTAGGGGAATAAAATGGCTGTTGAGATTGGTTCAATAGACTATTACAATAAACAACTTGCTCAGATGGATGAAGAGCGTAGTAGCTTTATTGCACATTATAAGGATTTGCAAGAGTTTATTAGTCCGCGTCGAGGACGGTTCTTTGAGACTGACCGTAATCGCGGAGAGAAAAGGCACCAATCTATTATTAACAGCGCAGCAACCCAGGCTCTTCGCATTGGTATTGCTGGCATGTTAAATGGTACTATGTCGCCTTCACGGCCCTTCTTCTCCTTAGAAACATTCAATCCAGACTTGATGGAAGATGCTGATGTTCGTGACTGGCTGTATAAGGTAGAAATCATTATTCGTTTAATTCTGAATGAGAGTAATTTCTACAATATGGCACCAGTGTTCCTTAAGGAACTTCTGCTTTTCGGAACATCCTTAATGACGCATGTAGATGATTTTGAAAACGTGGCTCGCTTTTATACGCATACAGCGGGTTCTTACTATATCGCACAGAATGATAAGCTTGAGATTGATACATTAGTGCGTAAGTTTGAGTGGCCGGTTAAGCAGATTGTTGGTAAGTTTGGAGTGGATAATTGTTCTACGGCTGTTAAGAATGCTTATGACGAGTGCAACTATCATAAGTGGTTCCCTGTTGTACATTGTATTAAACCTAATCATGATGAAGATGGGAAGAGTAAATTAGCTGTTAAGAAACCGTTTCTTTCCGTATACTATGAGCCAGGGAATAATGGTGTTGATAAGAATAAGTTTCTTTCTAAGAGTGGCTTTGATGACTTCCCCGGTTATGCCGTTAGGTGGGATGTGACCGAGGGGGATATTTACGGTGTTGATTGCCCAGGAATGACTGCGCTTGGTGATGTCAAGCATCTTCAGATTGAAGAAAAGACAAAAGCGCAAGCTATTCAGAAGATGGCTAATCCGCCCTTACATGGTCCGCCCGCTGTTAGAAATGTCTCCGTAAGTGGTTTACCCGGCGGCTTGACAATCTATGATGGGGATAGTCAAAAGCAAGAACTAAAACCAATCTATACGGTTGATCCTCGTCTACAAGAACTTCGTCTGGATATGGATGCTGTTGAACGCAGAATTAAAAGCGCCTTCTTTGTGGACCTGTTTCTAGCAATTACTGATATGGAAGGCATTCAGCCTCGTAATCAATTGGACTTAGCACAAAGAAACGAAGAGAGATTGATTCAATTAGGACCAGTTCTTGAAAGACTTCATAGTGAATTTCTATCGAGGATGGTCGATAGGGTATTTAAGCAAGCAATCAAGGCAGATATTCTGCCACCTATTCCTGAAGTATTAGAAGGAAGTTCTTTACGGATTAGGTTTATTTCTACTCTTGCAATGGCACAGCGGGCAGTTATTACGTCGGACATTGAGCGGTTAACAATGTTCACTGGTACGCTTGCCGGGTATGGAATGGACATTTCAAAGTATAATTCCAGTCAGGCCATTGATGAGTATTCGAGGGCGATTGGTATTCCACCGAAAATTATCCGCAGTGATAAGGAAGTTGAAGAAATTCAAAAGGTGCAGCAGCAAAAAATGGCGGCCCAAGAAGCTCTCGCGGGCGGCGAAGTTGCATCCAAAATAGCTAAAAATGTTTCACAGTCCTCTACTTCAGAAGATAATCTATAAGGGAAAATGATGCCGAATGGTAGATAATGCGGTAGAAGAAGTTGATGTGGGCGAAGAGAAGAAAGTAAAGAAGTCCATAAAGAAACATAAACTTATTAGAGAGAGAGAACTTACTGATTTAAAAGACATCCTTTCTCTTCCTTCAGGCAAACGATTTTTGTGGCGAGTGCTCGAACATTGTCATTTGTCACATTCGATAAGCCACCGCGATCCACTTGATATGTCGCGGGTGTCTGGGGAAAGGGATGTAGGTTTATGGTTATTAAGTGAAATAATCTCGGCTGATAAGAATGGCTATATTAAGTTAATGGTTGATGCAACACAGAGAGAAAATAATGACGGATAATGTAAATACTACGGATACAACTGTTTTGACTTCTGATAATAAATCTTCAGATGCTTCTTTAGTAAATCAAGAAACAGTTGATAAAACCAAAGAAGATGCTGCGAAAGCGGCGGCTTCTGCTGGTAAGGACGGAGAAGCTAATAAGGATAAGGACAACTCTGTTGACAAATCCAAGCAAGGCGCTCCTGAAACATATGCAGACTTTAAAATACCGGAAGGTATGGAACTTGATAAAGGTCTGCTAGAGAAAAGCATCCCTGTTCTAAAAGAACTTAATCTTTCTCAAGAACAGGCACAAAAACTTGTCGATTTACAAACTCAGTTCTCTACGAAGTATGCTGAAAATGCAGCTAAAGCGTGGAAGGATACGGTTGATAAATGGGTAGGTGATGCAAAGTCTGACAAAGAATTTGGCGGGGCTAAGTTTAACGATAGCATTGTTGTTGCTAAAGACGCTATCAATAAATTTGGTGGTCCTGGATTTAAGGAAATGTTAGACTTTACTGGTATTGGAAACCATCCTGAAATGATTAGGTTCCTAGTTAAAGTAGGTAATCTAGCAAAGGAAGATGGTATTTTTCATGGAAGCAATAGTGGCGGCGGGAAAGACCCTGCCAAGATTATGTTTCCTGGTATGAACTAATGGAGAAATAAATGGCTGTTCTAAGTGCAACAAATCCGACCTTGCTGGATTTAGCTAAACGTACTGATCCAGATGGGAAGATTTCTACGGTTGTTGAAATTCTGAATGAGACTAACGAAGTCCTGGACGACATGACTTGGGTAGAGGGTAATCTTCCTACCGGTCACCGTACTACGATTCGTTCTGGTCTACCTGCTCCGACTTGGCGTAAACTTTATCAGGGCGTTCAACCTGCGAAGTCTACCACGGTACAGGTCACTGATAACTGCGGTATGTTGGAAGCCTATGCTGAAGTTGATAAGGCGCTTGCCGATCTCAACAACAACACCGCTGCTTTCCGTATGTCTGAGGATAAGGCTTTCATTGAAGGCATTAGCCAAGAACTTGCGGATACGATCTTCTACGGGAATGAAGGTACGGAGCCCGAAGCGTTTACGGGTCTTGCGCCTCGTTTCAACAGCACCACGGCGGCTAACGGTGAAAACATCATCGTTGGTGGCGGCTCTGGTTCTGACAATGCTTCGATCTGGCTTGTTGTTTGGGGGCCGAATACCGTTCATGGTATTATCCCCAAGGGCTCAACCGCTGGTCTGAAGGTTACGGATAAGGGTGTTGTTACTATCGAAGATGTCGATGGTAGCGGCGGCCGTATGGAAGCCTATCGTACTCACTATCGTATGGATGCGGGCTTGTCCGTGCGTGACTGGCGCTTTATTGTTCGTATTCCTAACATTGATAAGAGTTTGCTAACGCGTGCCTTTACGTCTGGTACTAAGACCTTTGCTACTGGCGCTAATTTGCCAGACCTGATGTTCCAGGCTATGCGTAAGATTCCTAACCTTTCTTCGGGCCGTCCGGTATTCTATATGTCTCGGGATACTGCTACTTGGGTTGCTCGCCAAAAGGCTGCGTTGGGGCTTGACTCGTATGCGACTGATGAAACTGTTGCGGGTACCCGTAAGTGGACTGAAAGTTTCAATGGTATTCCAATCCGTCGTTGTGATGCTCTTGCTGCTGATGAAGCAACTGTATCTTAATAAGAGACTAGGAGAATAAAACAATGATTATGGACGATAGAGTTGAATTTGCCGATGCGACATCCAATGGTGCTCCCAATAACTCCACCGTAAATGTTGGTGATATTGTGGATACTACGGTTATTCGTGATATTGGCATGGGCCAGCCGGTCTACTTAGTGGTGACTGTTGATACTGCGGTTACCTCTGGCGGTGCGGCCACTGTTGCGTTCTTGCTCGTCTCTGATAGTACTACTACTATTGCGACGGACGGAACGGCTACTAAACACCTAGAGAGCGCCGCTATTCCGGTTGCTTCTCTTGTCGCGGGATATAAGATGGTTATGGCTCTTCCTGCGGAGAACCCGGCTTATGAGCGTTATCTGGCCTTCCAGGTTAAAGAAACTGCTGGTCAGGCGCTTACGGCTGGTAAAGTGAATGCCTTCCTGACCCTTGATCCGTATGGTTGGAAAGCTTACGCTGACGCTACTAACTAACATTATCGGAAGTGGACTGGTAACTGCATAGCGGGTGCCAGTCCCTTCCTCCTTTTTAAGGAGACACATATATGGCTTCATTTACTGGCGTTGACGATAATGTTGAATTATCTGTAGCTGATGTTGGTGAAGATGTCACTATTGCTGATGATGCTACGCATACTTCTGGTACTGGTACTTTTACCGGTACTGTTAAGTTCCTTTGGATTAATCTAGGAACGGTTGCTGCATAACTACGGAGGAAGGGGAAATCCCCTCCCTCTCTTTCTTTATATGGAGATACAATGTTAGTAAAATTTTTATCTACTTGGTTTGCGCCCTCTGAAACAGTTGTAGTTGATAAAATCCGTAAAGTGAGTGGTCAGCGGTTTCGTAAAGGGGTACATGAAGTACCTGATGAACTGAAAGGTTTTCTTCCCTCAACGGCAAAAGTCGTAAAAGAAAAAGAAGAGCCGGTCAAAGAAACTGTTGAAAGCACTGATCTAAAAGACTATGACGGAGAACGAAAGGCGGCGGATGAGTTCGTCGCTAAAGCAGAAAAAGCTGAAGAAGCAGCAAAGTCTTTAAAAGAACAGAGACAAGAACGAATGGCTAAGGCTAGGGAAGTCTATCGCAAACAAAAAGAAGCGGTAGCAGAAAAAGTACAGGAAAGCTAAATGACTATTTCATCGGTGCAAATTGCTAATATGGCCTTGAGTCACATTGGCGATAACAGTACAATTGAAAGTTTAACAGAGAACAGTTCACAAGCTAAAACTGTAAATCTCTGGTTTCATTTTGCTAGACAACTCACGCTAGCGGCATGGGACTGGTCTTTTGCTAGGAAGCGAGAAGCCATCGCAGAGCATGACGATGATCCGCCTGATGAATGGACATATCGTTACCAATACCCCGCTGATTGTATTAAGGCCCGATTTATTGAAAATCCTGCTGGAAAGCTTGCTGATCCTGTTCCATTTGTAGTGGAGTATTCCGCCGATGGTACAAAATCCATTTTAACTGATATAGAAGATGCAATCCTTATCTACACTAGGGATGCCACTGAACCGCTTCTTTTTACGCATTTCTTTATTGAAGTTTTCTCTTTAGTATTGGCTGCAAAGATTGCTTTTGCCTTAACAGGTAGGCAGAAAATTAAAGATGATATGGATGCAAGAGCGATGCGTATGCTGATTTATGCTCCTGCTATGGATGCTTCTGAACAAATGGAAGCGCCTCCTAGAGACGCTGCACATATTAGAGGTCGTGCGTAATGCCCCTATTAATTCAACCGTCTTTTGCTAAAGGTGTTCTTGCTCCATCTTTGCACGGAAGAGTGGATACGGCTGTCTATCATGTCGGATTGGCAAAGGCAGTTAACGCTATTATTCATCCGTATGGTGGGATAAGTAATCGCCCTGGAACAAAATTTATTGGGCCATGTAAGCAACACAGCGCCGCTGTTAGACTTATTCCATTTCAATTTAAAACTTCTGACCAATATGTTCTAGAATTTGGTAATCTATACATGCGGGTTATTCGTAATGGCGGATATGTTACGGAAACCGCAGTAAATATTACAGGTGCTACAGCAGCTAACCCTGTTGTAATTACGGCAGTTGGGCATGGTTATAGCAATGGTGATGAAGTGTATATCGCCAGTGTTGGCGGTATGGTACAGCTTAACCAGAACCGTTATATTGTGGCTAATAAAACTGCCAATACATTTGAATTAACACATCAAGTAACTGGTTCTAATATTAATGGCACAGCCTTTACTGCCTATACCTCTGGTGGGACAGTAGCCAAAATCTATGGAATTACCACTCCGTATGCTCAAGCGGATTTGTTTGAATTGAAGTATACACAATCTGCGGATACGATGACTATAACGCATAAGAGTTATGCGGCTAGGGATTTAACGCGTAGTGGTCATACAAGCTGGACACTTTCTGTTATCAGCTTTACACCGGAGCAAGATCATCCTACTGGAAATACAGTTACAGTAAATACGGTTGGAACCGAAACACGTATTTATGGCGTAACGGCCATTAAATATAAAACATTTGAAGAAAGTTTAACGGCGCTTAATAATACTAGCCGAACAATTACAGGAGCAACACAGGCTAATCCGGTTGTTATTACATCTGCTGGACACGGTTTTTCAGACGGTGATGAAGTAGAGATTAATAGTGTTACGGGTATGACTGAGTTAAATGGTCGTAGATTTATTGTTGCTAATAAAGCAGTTAATACCTTTGAACTATTAGGTACGGATGGGACAGGATTTACGGCATATTCAGCAAACGGTACGGCTAATCAAACCTTTGTTCGTGTCACTAATAGTAATGCTACTGAGGATAATACAATTGCCTGGACAGCGGTTGCTGGTGCAGAGAGATATGCTGTCTATCGTAAAGATAATGGCCTGTGGGGGTTGATTGGGGAGACGGGCGGTGTCTCTTTCGAGGACGATAACATTGCTCCTGATACGGCAGTTACTCCGCCAATGTTTGCCGATCCTATGGCCTTTGCAGGTTACTATCCTGGCACTAATAGTTATTATGAGCAGCGACAAGTATATGGCGGGAGCACAAATGAACCAGATACGGTGTATTACTCCCGAGTTGGTGATCGAAAGAATATGTCAGCCG